CAGCCGCAAAATCGGTTGTCGGGATTGGTCTCCCGGATATCTACAAAGGCGCACATACCGCGTTAGCGGTTTTTTTATGCGCAAAGCACAGCTACATCCAAATTATGGTGGGTTGTGCGGGGGCGGAGAAATCCGCGCCGGGTCCTTTGTAGCCGGTAAGACCAACCCCGTACAACTCACCACCCACGATTGGTCTCAACGGTGGTGATTAACCTCTACTACAAAGGTGAATCCCATGACAGCATTAGCTATCCAGCCAGTATCATTCTCATTTCAAGAATCCCATGATGTGCGTATCCAGGTAATCGCCGGTGAACCGTGGTTCTGCCTGAAAGATGTGTGCGAAGTTCTGGATATCAAAAACGTTAGCCAACTGTCATCACAGCTTGATGAAAAGGGTATATGTAAAACATACACCCCTACGAAAGGCGGCAAGCAACAGCTTGTTTACGTCAACGAGCCAAATCTCTACCGCGTCATTTTCCGCAGCAATAAGCCTGAAGCAAAACAATTCCAGGATTGGGTATTCAATGAAGTTTTGCCGATGATCCGCAAAACTGGCAGTTATCAGCAAAAGCCAACATCCGAACCACTTTCGAATAGCGATATGCAAAACATCAAACGCCTGGTCTGGTTAATGACAGGTGGCATGAAGTTTGAACAAGCCTGGAGTAACGGTGTCTGGTATTCACTTCGCGCTGCAACTGGAACACCATCGCCAAAACCATTCACTGTTGATGACTTGCCCGCACTTGGCGAGGAATGTCGCCGCATAATGAAAATTACAACAGCGGTTAAACATGCCATGTATGAGTTTGAAAAAGACGTTATCAGGAAGGTGGTGCGCAAGCGTGGAGATTTAACACCAGTTATTGATCAAATGGCGGTGAAATTGGCAGAGCTTCAGAACAAGGAAAGCGATGGATTGTTGATGCTGGAAACGTTCGATTCTGTAAATATCGATAATATGGTTGCAAGGCGTTGACATGTTGACGAAATTCGCCCAATATCAACCCTAACACTACAAATCCGTCTGATGTTACGGTGGATTAAAAAGAGGCCTCGCTGACGCGGGGCTTTTTGCATTTCAGAACCACACATAATTCCAATAAGGCTGCCTACGGGTGGCCTTTCTCATATTTAGCGCCAACCATCCAACAACCAATATCACTCATAGATAACGTGCCGTGGCATGTGCTGGCGCTTTCCCCGAACTCACACAGCTCCCGCTAACAACGCGAGGAGAGGAACTATGAAGATGGACGAAAGATACAGTAACGCCTCATACGGTAGTGCTGGTCTTGCGGCGTTCTTCGCCAGCCTGTCACTACAGGACTGGGGCTTTATCATCGGCGTCGCATTTTCCATCATCCTCGGCGTCCTCACATACCAGCTAAATAAGCGGGAACAGATGAAGCGCACGAAGATACTGCAAGACATCCTGAGTAAGACGGACGTTAATAATCCTTCTGCTACAGCTCAAGTTATCGCTGACCTGAGTCAGAAAGCACCCCGGGAGATTTGAATGAATGCATCTCTCCGCAATAAGCTAATCGCCGCATCTGGTTCTGGCGCTCTGGCTATAGCAGCGGTGCTAATACCGAATTTTGAAGGGGTTCGTTATGAGCCATATCGAGATGTAGTCGGTATCCAGACCGTTTGTTATGGGCATACAGGTAACGACATCATGACCGGAAAGAAATACACCGAGTCGGAATGTCGAGCACTGCTGAATAAAGATCTGAACACTGTCGCCAGACAGATTGACCCATACATCAAGTATCCGATCCCGGAAACAATGCGCGGGGCTCTTTACTCCGTAGCCTACAACATCGGCGTCTCGGCATTTAAAAGCTCAACACTTCTAAAAAAGCTAAATCAAGGCGATCAGATTGGTGCTTGTAATGAGCTTCGTCGCTGGACATACGCTGGCGGCGTCAAATGGAAAGGTTTGGTTTCCCGCCGAGAGATTGAGCAAGAGCTTTGTTTAAAGGACACCATAAAATGAAGAAAGAGTGGCGTGATGTTGCTGGTTATGAGGACCACTACAAAGTCAGTTCAGATGGTGAAATCGTTGGACCAAAAGGAAGGGTCTTAAAGGGCGGAATCAATATCCGTGGATATATCTTCGTCATTTTGAGCAAAAACAATGTCCAGGTTAACCGAGTTGTTCACAGGCTTGTAGCGAAAGCTTTTCTCGATAATCCAGAGGAAAAGGAAGACGTTAATCATAAAAATGGAATCAAGACAGATAACCGCCTGATCAACCTTGAGTGGGCTACAAGATCTGAAAACATTCAGCATGCTTATGACACGGGTCTAGCAAAGGCTACGAAGAGTCATCTTGGTAAATTTGGGGTGCTGCATCCAAATTACAAGGGACCAGTAGTTGCAACATCTGTTTCTGATGGTTCAATAATAGTTATGCGTGGAGTGAAAGAGATTCGCGATCATGGCTTTGATCAGGGCAATGTCGCTAATTGCTTGCGCGGAAAAGCTAAAACGCATAAAGGCTATTCTTTCGAGCGCATATCTGAGGCGTAAAATGAAACTCCGCTATCAGATAGTTATCGCTGCATTCCTGATGAGCCTTATCGGTGGAGTCATCTATGCCATTCACCACAATGCCTACGAATCTGGAAAGTTCGACTCTAACCAGGCTTGGAACCTCAAGTGGGCCGAGCGAGACGGGAAAGACCTTCTCGAACTCGCCGGGCGACAGGTTGCAGAGCGCACCGAAGAACAGCGCAGACAAAAAGAGGCCGACAAGGTAGCCAAAGATGCACAAACTCAACTCGACAAAGCGCGCCTTGATGCAGCTAACGCTAAGTCTGCTGCTGACAAGTTGCAACTCACCATCGCAAACATCCGGCATCAGCTCGCTGCAAGTGAAACCAGCAAGCTTTCCGCCATTGCCAGTGCAAGCGCGACAAGAGCCAACGCCGGAGTGGTGCTTGCCGACGTGCTCAGCAAATCTGTCGAACGAAATCAGCAACTGGCAACAACAGCTGACGACAGCCGAGTAGCTGGGCTTGCGTGTGAGCGGTCATACGATGCAGTGACAAATCAATCGGCCTCGCAATAGCGGGGCTTTTACTCTCTACCCAAGGTAAATAAACATGACCGTAAGAGCCAAATTTCGCTGTACCTCCATCCAATCTGGGCAAGACGATTTATCCCGTATAATTAACATGACGGCTGTAACTTCCGGCAGCTTGGAAAATGAAGCCTGGTCAAAGTTCACGCCTTATGGTGATCTCCGGATGTGCATCTCTAACCCTGCTGCATTCGAGCAGTTCGAGGAAGGTACTGAATATTTCATTGATATCAGCAAGGCGTAAGCTGCTAAGGCATTGCAGCAGGCATTCAGTGAGTGCCTGTGATAATGCTTTTGTTTACAATCATCTCATCAACAGGTGAGGTGGTAATGGACGATAAATATATTGCTCTTGAAACAATGATTGCAGCCAGAGATTCGGCCAACTGGGCATTTTGGTCCATGATCGGTACTTGGTTTGCCGGGTCAGCAACTTTACTTGCTGTGGTTTTATCGCTGTATTTAGCAAACCGAAGAACCAAACCTCGATTACAGATATCGGTGGATGGATGCTTGATGAATCTGGGTGCGTATGTCTATTCAGGAATAAGTATAACAGTCGCAAATGCTGCTGAATCGAATGTAGTAGTAACGTCCATGTATTGGGAAATGGCTAGCCATAAAAAGCTGGCACAGATATTCATTCACCCGCTTTCAGCCAAACTCCCGACTAAATTGAGTGGTGGAGAGTCAGCCACATATTTTATTGAAATGGGGGAAAATAATGGATGGTTGCAAGTAATGCTAAAAAATATCGAAGAATGTGACGGAAAGCTACATAAGCTTACCCTGTGCGTATCATTGGCATCCGGTACAAAGGTGAGATTTAAAGCGAAGAATCTCATCAGTACTTTAAAAAACTTACCTGATCAATAGCGTCTCTGGGCGGTTTTTTTATTGCCATCACAAAGGCCACTTACGAGTGGCTTTTTTAATGACTTTAATCCAGCAACAATCAATTCCGTGGCGGCAACAAAAAAGTGGGGGAGTCCTGCTGTGAAGCACCGCAACTCTGCGCACTATTCAAAACTTTCAATCAATAACCCGATTGCTTCTTGAGTATCGTCGTCACACCCATAAGAAATAGAACGCAATCGAGTGAGTAGCAGGTTTTCAACATAGCCATCACTACGAGCAATGTCGATGATGTGCTTAGCTAACAAGCACTCCAGCAAATCCAGTTGCATATCGTCCATGAGTAACATCTCCTTTTGCCTGACACTAAATCAGCTAAGGAAGTGGTGGGCAACATGAATGCCAACATACTGGAAAGCGCCTCGCAAAATTTTACTTCACAGCAGCCAGAGTCATTACAGAAGCTCTTCACTGAGTGGCTTCGATAATGACAAACCGAGGTATCACCATGCGCCTTACCGTAATTGACGACGATCCCGGCATCAAAATCAACCCTGGCCGTGAGCGAATCACCATTTACCTTGATGATGTTGAGGTGAGTCGATGCTTAACCGCTGATGATGAGAAGGGAGAGGTCATCGTTATTGCCACTACCATCGATGGGCAACCAATCGTTGAGGGTGGCGAGTTGGCGCATAAAACCCTTCAAGGCAAAGTAAGGATTGAAAGAAATGGCGGCTACCTTGCAACTGGAAATCAAAATACGTTGGTGGGTGAAGCTTTATCTCAGGACACTCACATTGTTCTGTCTCGCCACCCGGCAAGAGCCTGATTACGAAAAGGTGGCAAACTTCATTGTTCGTCATGGCATCAGCAAGAAGGTGAAAGCATGCCCAACTACAACGTAACAGCCAGGAAGAAAGACGGAACTGTCTATGAAGGCATCATGACTGTGAAAGAGCCTCAACTTGTTAATGGACTTTTCGCCGTAGCTAACAAGGATGGTGAGTGGCGCTACATTCAGCCGGATGAACTGAGCGAGATTCTGTTTACGCCGGTAGTGGAAGATAAAGCCGATGAATAAGACAACTTATCGATGCTCAACCTGCGGGCGAGTGGTTAAGTTTGATGGCGTATGCGCTCTCAACTTTTTCCCTGCATGCCATCGGATGCCAATGCTCAGAAAGATTGATCGGGGACTGGGAGAAACAAATAAGGAATAACACATGACCAAACCAGATTGGGAGGCCATCGAATCGGCGTACCGAGCTGGCTTGATGTCTATCCGAGCAATAGCTGAAAAGCACAGTGTTACGGAAGGCGGTATACGTAAGCGGGCCAAACAAAACGGCTGGCAGCGCAACCTTACCGATAAGGTTAGAGAGGCTACCAGAACCAAGCTGGTACGCAGCGAAGTACGCACGAATGGTACGCAAGGCGAAGTGCGTACTGATGATGAAATTATTGACCGTGCATCTGATGAAGCAGCCGATCTGGTTCTCGCTCACAGGGAGGGTTTGGCGGCCTGGCGGGGCATAACAAATAAGCTTCGTGACTTCTTGGATGATGCTGAAATCACCGAAGAGAATCACGCGTCAATGTCCCGCTCTATCACGGCTGGCGTGGATGCTCAAATCAAAGTGATTAACGCCGAGCGCAAAGCCTATAACCTCGATACCGAAGAAGCCAATAAGACGGTCGATGACATCTCAAGCATGATGGATTCATTGTCTCAGGGGGCGTAATGAAACCTGAGCACCTCAAGCTGCTGGCAGATAAAGACTGGCGGCTAAATAATCTCTACTGGATCACCGACAAAGAAGGCAAGCCGGTACGCTTCAGGATGACACCAGAGCAGCGCGAATACTTCGAAGGTATCCACACTCGCAACATCATTCTCAAGGCTCGGCAGCTCGGTTTCACGACTGAGGTCTGCATCATCCAGCTTGATGCGGCGCTGTTCGAGTCTGCCAAATGCGCATTGATAGCCCACACGCTAAACGACGCAAAGCGCCTGTTTCGTGAAAAAGTGAAGTACGCCTACGACAATCTACCCGAAGAAATTAAAGCCGCTAACCCGGCAAGCAATGACTCGGCTGGAGAACTGGTATTCAAGAAGGGCGGGTCACTCTACGTCAGCACGTCATTCCGTGGCGGCACGCTGCGTTACCTGCATGTTTCCGAGTTCGGGAAGATATGCGCCAAGTATCCTGACAAAGCCCGCGAGATTGTAACTGGTGCGTTTGAGGCGGTATCAACCGGTTGCTTTGCGACGATTGAGAGTACAGCAGAGGGCCGCGCGGGTTACTTCTTCGATTACTGCCAGACAGCAGAGAAATCACTGTTACAAGGTAAGCAGCTCTCACCGCTTGACTGGAAGTTTTTCTTCTTCTCCTGGTGGAAGAACCCGCAGTACGCAATTGACCCTGTTGAGGCATTGCCGCAGCGCCTGGTTGATTACTTCGCTGAGATGGAAGCCAAACACAGCGTAATCCTCAACGAGCGCCAGAAAGCATGGTACTACGCCAAAGAGAAAACTCTCGGCGATGACATGAAGCGGGAATATCCCACTATCCCAGCTGAGGCATTCCAGCAATCGGTTGAAGGCGCTTACTACGCGAAACAGTTCCGCTGGCTCTACACCAATAAACGCATCGGCACCCTGCCTGATAACTCACACTTACCGGTTCACACGTTCTGGGATATCGGCGTGGGTGACTCAACGGCTATCTGGTTCGTGCGGGAGGTTGGTGAAGAGTTCCACGTCATCGACTACTACGAAAACTCAGGTGAAGGCCTTCGCCATTACATGAAGGTGCTGAAAGACCGTGGCTATGAATACGGTGAGCACTGGGGGCCGCACGATATCGAAAACCGCGAATTCGGATCTGATGCCAAATCCCGCAAAGAACTGGCGCGTGAAGGTTACGAAATCGACGGGCAGGTTTATTCCATGACGTTCAAAGTGGTGCCGAAAACTGGTGTCGATACCGGCATTGAATCGGTGCGCGAAGTCTTACCTAAATGCGTTTTCGATGAAGAGAAGTGTGCTGAGGGCATATCTCACCTTGAGGCATACCGGAAAGAGTGGGACGACAAGCGCGGATGCTGGAAAGACAAGCCGCTTCACGACAAAGCATCACACGGCGCTGATGGGTTCCGCTACTTCGCTGTAGCCAAAAACAACCGGAAGCAGGTTGGCGCATTCTATTTCTAAGGAGCAATCGCCGTGAGCGAACAAAACAACAGCCTGGAAATGGCTGTGAATAGCCTCGCCACCGAAATGCGGCGAAATAACTACATTCAGGCCATTACTGGCATGTCTGGTAACACTAAGCGCCCGATGCTTTATCAGGAGTTCGGTTACCCGCAGCAGATAGAGTTCAATGACTTCTACCGAATTTACCGACGCAATGCCGCTGGCTTTGCAGTTGTGCACCGTCTGCTTGATGGTTGCTGGCAGGATTTGCCGGTTATCGTTGAGGGTGAAGAGGCAAACGAGGCTCGCGTAACAACGCCATGGGAAAAGAATGTCACCAGGCTGATGAAAAAGCACTGGGCAAAAGTAAAGGACGCTGACCGTCGCAACATGGTGGGGCGCTACTCTGCGCTACTGATTCAGGTTCGTGACAATCAGACATGGGATAAGCCGATTAACACGGCAGTCGTAAAAAGCCTGAAAGATAAAGCTCTGGTTAAGCTCATTCCGGTGTGGGAACAGCAGTTGACCGTCTCCGAGTGGGATAATGACCGATTATCTGATACGTTCGGGCAGCCGTTGATGTTCAACTTCAACGAAATGCCTGTCGGTGATAACAAATTCATTGGCCCAACTCGCGGAGAGCCGGTACACCCAAGCCGGGTGATCATCTTCTGTGAAGGTGCAGAGGATGAAAGTGCGCTTTCTGGCATCCCATTGCTTGAGTCTGGCTATAACAAGCTGCTCGACATTGAGAAGATATCAGGTGGTGGCGCAGAAGGGTTCCTGAAGAATGCCAGCCGACAAATGGCCGCCGAGTTTGATAAGGAAACCGACATCGGAACCCTTGATGCTCAGGCAAAAAAAGCTGGGTATGCAGATCTCGGTGAGGCGATGAATGACAAATTCACTCGACTTAATCGCGGAACAGATGCAGCGGCGGTGATGCAGGCAGGGCGTCTAAATGTCCTTTCCGTCACTCCTGGCGACCCCGCTCCGACATGGACTGTTACTGCTAACGAACTGGCCGCATCGGTTCAGATACCTTTCACCATCCTGTTTGGGCAGCAAACCGGGCGACTGGCGAGTGATGAAGATAAAACAGACTGGGCGATTCGCCGTAATGGTCGTCGCAATGGTTTCCTCACTGACCGCATCACTGAATTGCTAATGCGCTTCTGGAAAATAGGCATCATCGACCCGCCAGTAGGCGAAGAGGTTACAGTTTCATGGGCAGACCTTCTGGCTCCGGGTGAGAAAGAGAAAATTGCCAACATGAAGGATATGGCAACCGTGGCGAAGGATACGCAGCAAGCCTACGGCACTCCGGCATTCACAGAGGATGAAATCCGCGAGGTTGGTGGCTACGACCCATTGCCTGAAGCTGAGAAGCCAAAAGGCGCTGACGAATCGGCGAAGAACATCGACCCGCTGACAGGTGAGCCAATTGAACAATCAGCCAAAACCGGGCAGCCCGATAATACCTCGAAATAAAACGGACCCAACTCAATCTTACCGCTCAGTAAATCGAATGTACCGCGACATCGAGCAGCGCTACTACGACATCAAAGTAGCGCTGAAGCATCTATTTGATTTGCGTCTGACAGGTCGTGAGCGTGCAGCCAATTCGATGTACGGTTATATCCTCGCTCGCAATGGTAATCAGCCAGACACGCTATACCAGGTGAACGCCGGCACGTACATCTACGACATGACAGCGGCACAATTAGCTGACCTGTTGCAGGTGGTGCAGACAATACTGGATGACCATTTGCTTGAGGGTGGATCGCAAAACCTGTGGGCGTTTGATTACGCCGCAGAGGAATACCAGCGAGGCACGTTGAATGCTTACACTAACCTTTCTGTACAGTCGCCAATTTACGCCAGCCAGACAACGCTGCAGCAGCTTTTAAGCACTCCGGCATACCAGAATCAGGTTGCATCGGCTTTCGTGTCCACATACAGCGACTGGAAGCTTGAGAGTGACAAGGCTCGCGGCGATTTGGCTAACATCATTGCTGATTCTATTGGCAGAGGCGTAAACCCGAGAGAAACAGCATCCATTGTTAGCAAACGGCTGGATGTATCGATGTCTCGGGCAAAGAACATCGCCCAGACAGAGCAAGTAGGCGCTTTGCGTGAGGCTAACTGGAATGAAACTGATTGGGCCGCTGACCGGTTAGGATTAAATACCGGGTTGCTTCATCTTTCAGCGCTAAAGCCTACTACCCGACAAACCCATGCATTCTGGCATGGGAAGGTCAGAACCGTGCAAGAGGTCCGAGACTGGTATGCGGTTGATGGCAATAAGTACCACTGTTATTGCGGCCAGATTCCTGTTCTTCTCAACGCCGATGGCAGTATCTTCAATGACGGGCTGAAGGATAAGCTGACAAAAGAAAGAAAAGCATGGGAAAAGGCAAAGTAATTGATGTGATTTGCCGATATAAGATCTTGAATCTTACAAGGAGCGCATCATGGAAAAATACATTGTCACTTATCGTGCTTTTGGTCATAACAATGCAGAAATTGGTGAGGGCCAAATAGCTCTGGAGTTTTCCAATGGTAGTTTCACTGCAGAGCATTTTTTGAAAGTCGCAGAAAACGAAGCGATTAATGATTTTCTTCCACGCAACCCAAACACTATTCGAGCCATCATAAGCTCTGTGTTTAAACTTTAAGCATCACAAGCTCATCCAGCCCAGCCATTGCGCTGGGTTTTTTATTGCCTGATATTCACCAATCAGGACTCTGCGCGAAGCTATACACTGACAATATATCCTGGCTGAAAAGGCGAGCTAACTGATGGATACCTTTGCTTGGTTAGCGGCAAGGATATTGATGGCGAAGTGCATGAAAAACTATGTCGTGTCCATGCATACCAATAATGCTTGGGTGCCTGGATACATATTCGGAAGTAATATTAGCTAGAGCACCTAACTTAACTTCGCTAGGTACACAAAAATCTTTGCCAGTGTAAGAAGCAGTAACCCCAGCAATAAATCCCAAATACATCGCCCCATTGATTCTATCTGATTCATTTGCCTGACTATTTAATGCTGCTTGGTAAGAGTCCATTAAGGCTGGGAAATTTCCGCCATCGAACGGGCTGGATTGGGAGAATGATGGGCTGGAAATACTGATAGCCAATGCCAAGGTTATTTTTTTTATCACGCAACTATTCTCCAGTTAAAAAAATGTTATCGGCATAAACAGTCAGTTCTTTAACCAATGAGGACCCAGCATGAAACGCATCTGCGTAAACGTGCTGTCGGTCATCAACTCCGCTTCAAACATCACTACTGAAACCATCAACGGCAAGCCACACATCGTGGTTCGCGGCGTCACGCCTATTGTCGACGACATCGTGATGAACCGGAAGTTGTACCCGGCAGCAGAAATTGAAAAGAGCTACAAGTCGCTTGAACGCAACCCGATGCCGTTTGGTCACCCGAAGGTTGATGGCAAGCACATCTCAGCCCGAGATGTTCAGGCGGTGAATGATTACCACGTAGGTGCCTGGCTGCAAAACGTTAACCGGCAGGGTGGAAAGGTCTCAGGCGATATGTATGTCGACCGAAATTACGCCGCTAACAGCGAGAACGGTAAGCGTTTGATTGAGCGACTGGATGCTATGGCAACTGGTCAGAGCGTCGAGCCAGTGCATATCTCAACAGGTCTGCTTCACAAGGAAATTACGGCTAACGGCGAGTCGAAGGGCAAGCGGTACGAGAAGATCGTAACCAATATGGACTTCGACCACGTAGCGGTACTGCTTGACCAGCCCGGAGCCGGAACACCGGAGGAGGGGGTGGGCATCTTCGTAAATGCCGAAGGTGATGAGCAGGAAATCGAAACCGTAAACCTTGCTGATTCCGACATTCCCGACCCGCAAGACCCAGCACTAAAGCAATTCT